ACTATAACTCCAATAGAAGAAGAAGAGAAAGATGTCGAAGCTGATACGTAAAATTAGTATTGGTAAAGATTATAAGAACGAATCTATGCATTACTCCGTAGGTCAAGAGGTCTACGGAGGGCATAGGATTTGTGATATAGTTGAGGAAGATACTGGATATGATATTTTTATTAAGAAAAACAATGATGTTATCATCTGGAAAAACTTTAATAAAAACATGGCTATATCTGTTGAATACAATCTAGAATATTAATGAAGAGTATATATGATTTTATCATATCACCCAAAGAGTCTAGATATACTAACAGTAAAAAAGTAGGTGATAAAACACTTATAGTTAACACTGAAATATATAATCATCAATACGTTAGTAGAAACGCTATTGTAAAATCAACACCAATGATTTGTGATACAGATATAAAATCTGGTGATGAAGTTATAGTTCATCATAATGTATTTAGGAGGTGGTTGGATATTAAAGGTATTGAAAGAAACAGTAAGAGTTATATAGATGAAAATAATTACTGTGTGAAACAAGATCAAATATTCTCTTACAAAAGAAACAATAAATGGTTACCGGTAGAAGGTTACTGTTTTGTAAAACCAGTAAAAAATAAAGACACGTATTCAAATCAACAAGAGGAAGAGCTAGTTGGTGTTATTAAACAAGTTGATACTAGACTAAAAGACTTTGGTATTAAAGAAAACGACTTAGTAGGGTTTATACCAAATAGTGAATATGAGTTTGTTATTGATGGTGAAAGATTATATAGGGTTTTAAGTAACCACATTTCAATTAAATATGAATATCAAGAAAACAAAGAAGAGTATAATCCAAGCTGGGCAAGTAGCAGTTGAAGAATTAATTAAAGTAGCTAAAGAAGCTATTGTAGATTCAAATGAAGATATATCGGCAGACAGGTTAAAAAATGCTGCAGCAACAAAAAAATTAGCTATCTTTGATGCGTTTGAAATACTTAAAAGAATAGAAGAAGAAGAAAATATATTAGAAGATAAAGTACCAGTTGATGTAGATAAAGATGTGTCATTTGGTGGTTTTGCAGAAAAAAGATCTAAATAAAAAAATATGGCAACATTAACACCAACATTAACATTAGAAAGTACAGATGCTACTTCAGATTCTTTAAGTTTATCTGTAACGGATTCATTAACAGTAGGTGCACCCCAAGTAGGGTTGTCGAAAATAGCTGTACCAGCAAGTGGAGGAACAGCTTCTGTTTTAGTTCCTAGTGGATCAGGTAATCAATATGTTTACATAAAACATACAGGGTTTCAAGCTGACGGAACAACAGCAACAACACAGCAATTAGCAATAGAAGTAGGTACTAATGCGGATTTATTAAGATTAAGTGCCGGTGAATTTTGTTTTTTTACAGCAAAATCTGATGTAGTAATTGAAGCTCTTTCTTCAGGAAATGAATTAATATTAATAGAATACGCTTACTGGACACAAGCATAATATGTACGAACAAACCTTATACAAGGTTATTCAACCAATTAAATTAAATACAATATCAAGACTTAATAAGTCTAAGAAATGGGAGTACGGTTATAACAAAGAACACGATGTTGTTGTAATTAGTAAAAACGGGCAGATCGGGGAAATATATGAGATACAAAACCTTAAGATAGCTCTACCAAAACAAAGTAATATTGTTAAGTTTAAAAGTAATAAGTGGGAGTATACTGAATACCCTAAAGAGCTTAGTAAGATAAAAACAATATTTGATTGGAAAGAATATCCTAATGATTTTAAAGAAAAATACATAGAATATATAGAGAATGAGTTCAAACGTAGAGAGGAAGGCTTATGGTACTATAGCAGGGATGTTCCTACTTATCTTACTGGTACTCATTACATGTACTTGCAGTGGAGTAAGATTGACATCGGGAAGCCAGACTTTAGGGAGGCAAATAGATTATTCTACATATTCTGGGAGGCATGTAAGGCAGACACCAGATGTTATGGAATGTGTTACCTTAAGAATAGACGGTCAGGGTTCTCTTTCATGGCAAGTGGTGAAACCGTTAACTTGGCAACAATATCCAGTGATGCACGTTACGGGATTTTGTCCAAGTCCGGTCCTGATGCTAAAAAAATGTTTACAGACAAAGTCGTGCCAATATCCGTCAACTACCCGTTCTTTTTCAAACCAATCCAAGACGGTATGGATAGACCTAAAACAGAACTTGCGTTCAGAGTACCAGCATCGAAACTTACCAGACGGAGTATCACGAGCACAGACAAACCAGAAGATTTACAAGGCTTGGACACCACCATCGATTGGAAGAACACCGGTGACAACTCCTATGATGGAGAGAAACTTAAACTCCTCGTACATGATGAATCAGGGAAGTGGGAAAGACCGAACAACATACTCAATAACTGGAGGGTTACCAAAACAACGTTAAGGTTAGGTAGTAGAATAATCGGAAAATGCATGATGGGTAGTACGTCTAACTCATTAGATAAAGGTGGTGGAAATTTTAAAAAATTATACAGAGATTCCGATGTTACTAAGAGAAACAGAAATGGGCAAACTAGTTCTGGGCTTTATAGCCTTTTTATTCCTATGGAATGGAATTATGAAGGGTTTATTGATCAGTATGGTCAACCAGTATTTGATACACCTGAAACAGAAGTTAAAGGAGCTTATCAGGAAATTATAGATATTGGTATATTAGAGCATTGGCAGAATGAAGTTGATGGATTAAAAAGTGACCCAGATGCTTTAAATGAGTTCTACAGGCAATTTCCAAGAACAGAAGAACATGCTTTTAGAGATGAAACAAAAAATAGTATATTTAATTTAACTAAAATATACCAACAAATAGATTATAACGAAGGTGTTAATAACAACTCGGCTATAACAATTGGTAATTTTCAATGGGTGAATGGTGTTAAAGATTCTAAAGTAATATTTTATCCAGATCCTAAAGGTAGATTTGGTGTTAGTTGGATACCAAGATCACATTTACAAAACAAAGTTATAGAAACAGTTATAGGTAAAAAACCCGGTAATGAACACATGGGTGCTTTCGGGTGTGACAGTTACGATATATCAGGTACTGTTGATGGTCAAGGATCTAAAGGAGCTTTACATGGATTGACTAAGTTTTCTATGGAAGACGCTCCACCAAATCATTTCTTTTTAGAGTACATTGCTAGACCTCAAACTGCAGAAATATTTTTTGAAGATGTATTAATGTCGTTAGTATTTTATGGTATGCCAATACTTGCAGAAAACAACAAACCAAGACTTCTTTATTATTTAAAAAGAAGGGGGTACAGAGGTTATTCAATGAATAGACCTGATAAGATTTGGAATAAGTTGTCTACAACAGAAAAAGAAATTGGTGGAATTCCAAACTCTAGTGAAGATATAAAACAATCACACGCAGCTGCTATTGAAATGTATATTCAAGAACATGTTGGTATGACTGTTGACGGAGATCATGGAAGTATGTATTTTAATAAGACACTAAATGATTGGTCAAGATTTGATATAAACAACAGAACAAAATTTGATGCTTCTATAAGTAGTGGTTTGGCTGTAATGGCTTGTAATAGAAATCTTTATGCTCCAAATGTAAAAAGAGAGAAAACAAAATTTAATATTGGCTTTTCTAAGTATCACAATGAAGGAAGCTCATCTAAATTAATAAAACAATAATATGGCTCAATCAGGTATTAAAAGTTATTTCCCAAGTCAGGTAGTTAGTGATCTTGAAAAGATGAGTCTAGACTATGGTTTAAAAGTAGCCAAAGCTATAGAGAACGAATGGTTTTACCATTCTGACTATGGTAACGACAGGTTTAAATCTAATTTTGACAGCTTCCATAGACTTAGGTTATACGCTAGAGGAGAACAGTCTATACAAAAATATAAAGATGAACTGTCTATAAATGGTGATCTATCTTATTTAAACCTAGACTGGAAGCCAGTACCTATTATACCTAAGTTTGTAGACATAGTTGTTAATGGTATTGCAGATAGAACATACGATGTAAAAGCATACTCTCAAGATCCTTACGGGATAAGTAAAAGAACAGAATACATGGAAAGCCTTTTGGCTGACATGAGAACCAAAGAATTAAATGCTTTCACAAAACAAGCGTTTGGAGTTGACATAGCTAACTTCCCAGAAGAAAAGCTACCAGACTCAGAGGAAGAACTTGCATTACACATGCAGTTAACTTACAAGCAAGCAATAGAGATAGCGGAAGAACAAGCTATAAATGTATTGTTTGATTCAAATAGATATGAGCTTGTAAAGAAAAGGTTTTATTATGACCTCACTGTAATAGGTATTGGTTGCGTTAAAAATACTTTTAGTGAATCTGAAGGTATTAAAATAGAATACGTTGACCCTGCTAACTTAGTTTACTCCTACACTGACTCTCCATATTTCGAAGATATATATTATGCAGGTGAAATAAAGACTATACCTATTAATGAACTCAAAAGAGAGTTCCCAAATATGAGTCAAGAAGAGTTAGAAGAAATAAGTAAACAACCTAACAACACTGCAATACCTAACACAAGAGCGTTATACAATCAAAGTGATAACAATCAAATAGATGTCCTGTATTTTAATTACAAGACATACATGAATGAGGTTTATAAAATAAAAGAGACTGCAACAGGTGCATCAAAAATATTAGTTAAAGATGACACTTTCAACCCTCCTGCAGAAGTATTAGATTCTAACTTTGAAAAAGTATCTAGATCTATTGAAGTTCTTTATGAAGGAGTTTTAATACTTGGTACTAAAAAACTTCTTAAGTGGGAGATGGCAACAAACATGATGCGACCTAAAAGTGATAGCTCTAAGGTTAAAATGAATTATGCTATTGTCGCACCTAGACTTTACAAAGGTAGGATAGAGTCTTTAGTAGGTAGGATTACAGGATTCGCTGATATGATACAGCTTACTCACCTTAAACTTCAACAGGTGATGTCTAGAATGATCCCTGATGGGGTGTATCTAGATGCTGATGGAATAGCAGAGGTTGATCTTGGTAACGGAACTAATTATAGCCCACAAGAGGCGTTAAACATGTTCTTTCAAACTGGTAGTATTGTCGGTAGATCATTAA